CTCATTCAATGCTTTCGGAAGCGAGTTATCATAAATGACAGTTGGACGCATACCTGTAATTGAAGGTGGTATCCAGCCGACCATCTTTGATGCTAAGGCAGACTTACTGACGGCTACCGCTGCTGACACACCTGCTCGCTTAGCAGTTGGCGCAAATAATTTGGTTTTACGCGCCAATTCATCAACTGCAACAGGTTTGGAGTGGGCAGGAACATACACCGCTTATACACCGTCATTTACAAATTTCACTTTAGGAAATGGCACAGTTGTTGCACGTTATTGCCAAATTGGAAAAACCGTTTTTCTTGAAATTAAAGTTACGCTTGGTTCGACTTCAGTAATGGGAAGCGATCCTTATATTTTCTTACCCGTCAATGCGAAGACGCTTTATGGAATGCAAGGCAGCGTAACGATTCAAGATTATGGCACAGTCGAATATTTAGGTGGTGCGGCTAATCCATACAATGACACCTTGAGACTTTTTGCAGTTGGCGCAGGTGGTACGTATGCAAATTATGGAGTCGTCACTTCAACCGTGCCAATGACTTGGACAACAAATGATAATTTCACAATTCGAGCAACTTACGAGGCGGAATAAAATGACATTTATGTTTAACCCAATTTTTCCAGATGCGAATAATGATCAAAAATGGGAACAAATTAAATTGTGGCGCAACGCTAAACTTGCTCAATCAGATTGGACACAGTTACCAGATGCTCCAGTAGATAAAGCAGCGTGGGCTACATACCGCCAAGCACTCAGAGACTTACCAGCACAGGCTGGTCTAGCAGAAGAAGCAGTATTTCCAGCACAACCAGGAGGCAACTAATGGCTACAGGTAGAGTTCCAACAACGGCTAACTCGCCGTTAACAGCAAAGGGTGACCTATTCGGTTACTCCACTACCCAGGCTAGAGTGCCTGTGGGAAACGATGGGGAGCAAATTGTAGCAGATAGTTCCACTTCAACAGGCTTGCGCTATCAGGCAACTACCGCAGCAGGTAAAAACGCAATCATTAACGGCGGTATGGATGTATGGCAACGAGGTACATCAGGAACAACACGCGGTTACAATAGCGCGGATAGATATTTTCTAAATAATCCTGGAGTTGCTGGTCGTACATACAGCCGTCAAGCAAGCGATTTAACAGGTTTTCAATATTTTATGCGTATGCAGAGAACTGCTGGAAGCACACTTACCGATGGATTTAATGTCAGTTACAATTTAGAAAGTGCAGACTCTTATAGATTTGCTGGTCAGACAGTAACTCTTTCTTGGTGGATGCGTAAGGGTGCAACTTATTCAGGTGGGTCACTTCGTGGTGGCTTATACTCAGGAACGGGAACTGACCAAAACATAGATAACGCTTATACTGGTGCTGCTACTGTAGTTGCTTTTAGCCAAACACCTACTACTTCTTGGGTACGCTATTCAATTACTGGAACTGTATCAAGCAGCGCAACTGAACTTGCTTTTTCTTTAGTATGGGACCCAAGCGGTACTGCTGGGGCAACTGATTATTTAGATTTGACAGGTTTCCAATTAGAAATTGGTTCGGTAGCAACTCAATTTATGCGTACAGGCGGAAACATCCAAGGAGAACTAGCCGCTTGCCAGAGATACTATGTTCGTTTTGGTGGGTCTAACGCTTTTGAAGGTATGGCACTTGGAGCGTTTGCAAATTCAACGACTGCAGTAGTCTTTATGTCTTTACCCGTAACTTTAAGAACGGGCGCAACTTCTATAGATTATTCAACATTAGCCATACACGACTACGGGGCAGTCTATGCAGTCACCGCTCTCGTTATACAACAAACAAGTAAAAATCTAGTTAATCTTGCTGCAACTGTGGCAAGCGGTGGAACACAGTATAGACCTGTCAGATTGGAAGCAAACAGTTCAACATCAGGCTATGTCGGACTAAGTGCGGAGTTGTAAAATGGATAAAGTCACATACATTACAGATGAGCAAGGCGTAGAACACGCAATCATTGACCACGGCAACGAACAATTTACTTCTATGCCTAAGTCAGAATACGACCGCCAACAAGCGGAACAATCCACACCAATTCTGCCTGCTTAACAGCTAGATCTATAGACCTGAGTATGTCTCTAAACTGCTCATACTTTTATGCAACAAAACAATCAAAGGAGAATAGATGCCATACGGCGACGACCTACAGTGCAATAAATGCAATGAGTTTAAGCCTGCATCTTCTTTCTTTAAGGAAGCCTCTTCTAAGAGAGGCTATCGGTATGCCTGTAAAGATTGCGAAGCGCCAAGATTTAAGAAGTACCGTAAAGATAATCAAGTAAAGGTAAGCGCTACTAGATTGAAATGGCGCAGGACAACAGCCTACAACTTTCCACCTGAATTATTTGATGAACGATTTAATAAACAAGGACAAGCCTGTGCTATTTGCAAAAGCCCAGATGCTGGTGGACGTGGAGCGTTTCACGCAGACCACGATCACGATTCATCCCAACCAAGGGGTGTCTTGTGCCACAACTGCAATGTTGCATTAGGAAATTTCAAAGATAGTCCAGAGATTCTTCAGGCTGCTATTGAATATCTAAACAAATACTCGGAGGTAAAGTAATGGCTGATAATCACGACATCACCGAGGGAATACCGTACGTACTTTCTAATCCTGCTGGATCTACTAACTACTCAGCCACAGGTGAGGCATACGATGTCGCTATCGGTGGGCTACCGTTCTTCTTGCTTAACTCTGATGATTCTCCTTATCGTCGCGTAACTGCCCAGTATCGTAAGCAACAGATTGACCAATCACGCGAACCTGGTGAACAGACGCTTACTGGTTGGTGGCTACGTAGCCAAAGTTCTTTCCACTATGGACAAGGCATCAAGTTCTTTGAACCTATCCAGGATGAGTCGCTTCGCTTCCAATACACAGAGTCTAAGGGCATCAATGTCTGGACCAAGGGACAGGCAACACTACTGAACTCTTGCAACAGCCAGCACACAGTCACAGGTGGTATTCAAACTAATGGTCGTCCGTGGCAATATGCACGTTCTATCCAATGGGAAAAAAATAGCAATACCTATAACGGTATCTTGTTGTCTGATGAGTATGACGTAGACAAGATCTTCCCAGCTATTACTGTATCTATTAGCAATAAGGCGTTGACATCTAACGTAGCAACGCTGACTACAACTGCAGCACACGGTCTATCTACTGGTATGCAGATTGTTATTACTGGTGTGGATGCAACCTTTAATGGTGAGTACCGCATCACTGGTGTACCTACGACTACTACCTTTACCTACGCCAAGACTGCTGCAGATGTTGCATCAACTCCTGTATCTCCAGTAGGTACAGGTGTGGCAGAGGTTACCCACTTCATTGACTACATCTCAGGCACAGACTACCCAGTACACGCTATCTGTGATGATGGTGTCTATGCCTATTGGGTTACCAATGTGCTTAACGCTGGAACTCCACGACTAAGAGTGTACAAGAAGCTGTTATCTGATGATAGTTCTGTATCGCCTACTCTGATGATTACTGAAAACAGCATCACTGTAACTAACGCTGTTATGGAATACACCAAAGAACGTATTGTAATGTGTGTCAACGATAAGGTCTATGAGTTTGCTAGTACAGCAACATCACTACCAGCAGCGGTCTATTCACACAATGATCCAGACCACATCTTTACAAGCATTACATCTAGCGGTGCAGCTATCTACATTGCAGGCTACTCAGGCATCCAGTCCAACATCTACAAGTTTACCTTGTCTACTGCTGGAGCTATGCCTACACTGACATCTGCTATCACAGCAGCAGAACTACCAGTAGGTGAGATTGTATTTAAGATCTCTTACTACCTAGGCAATATGGCTATCGGTACCTCTAAGGGTATGCGTATGGCAGATGCAAGTCAACTAGATGGTTCTATTACCTATGGTGCTTTAATCTTTGAATCAACCCAGCCTGTCTATGACTTTGCTTTCCGTGATAGATATATCTGGGCAGCATCTGGTGTTGATGGTCAGGTAGGTCTGACTCGTGTAGATATGGGTCAACCATTAGGTAACCTACAGTTCCCTTATGCCTATGACTTGTATGACCCAGCAGATACGCTAGGTCACTACACAACAGCTTGTGCTTTCCTTGGAGATACTAACCGTTTAGCATTTTGTAATGCTGGTAATGGTGCAGATGGAACTATTTATGTCCAGTCAGCCTCAGAGTTATTAGCAGAGGGCTTCTTGCGTACAGGATATGTTCGATACAACACACTAGAACTCAAGATCTACAAGTTAATGCAGGCTCGTATTGATACCACTAATGGTGGACTATTGATTGACTCTGTTGACTATGCCGATAACTTCTATCGCATCGGTACCTTTGCACAACAGGCATTGGTTCCAGAGATTAACATTAACTATCCTCAAGCATCACAAGAATACCTTGGCTTCCAGTTTACATTGACTCGTTCAACAACTGATGTTACTAAGGGGCCACTGTTTACTGGCTATCAGATCAAAGCACTACCTGCTATCCCACGTCAGCGTTTAATCCAGTATCCATTGTCTTGCTATGACCACGAATCAGATCACTTCGGAGTTGAGATTGGCTATGAAGGTTCTGCTTACTTCCGTATGTCTCAGTTGGAATCTATTGAGAACGTAGGCGACACCATCCGCGTTGAAGACTTTAGAACTGGTGAGTCCTACATCGGACTTATCGAAGAGCTTGACTTTAGAAATGCAACACCATCAGATAAAAGGTTTTCAGGGTATGGCGGTTTACTACTAGTGACAATTAGGACGGTCTAATGCAGGCACAAGACTACGCAACAGTAGCTGTTGCAGTATGCACAATCATCGGTGGCTTTGGTGCAGCAGTGCGCTGGATGGTTAAGCATTACCTTAATGAACTCAAGCCTAATGGTGGTTCATCAATTAAAGATTCAATATCAAGATTAGAAGAACGCATAGACGACCTGTACCGATTGGTTGCAGAGAAATGAGTAACGATGAAACCTGTTGTGAAACGAGCCACACCTGCCGCTATTGCTGTCCTTCGACAAGCCACAGCGATATCGCCTTCTCGGAAGAAAGCCTCAGATGGATTACTACCAAGCAAGGCACACATCAATCAGAGTCCTAACTCAGACCACAACACAGGCTTTGCAGTAGACCTAACGCACGATCCTAAGCACG